CTAAGAAAACTAAAAGCGTTTACTTATAATCTAAACAATGGAAAAGATGGAAAATAATGAAATTTAGTAGTCTGAGTTTTTGTTATTTGGACAATTATTAAAAAATTGCTTTATAATAAAATTCGAGATTTGACTACTATATACTCTTAGGTGGGCTAAATTGATAAATTGAAGTTGATAAATGCTGTAACTTCCAATACTGTTGTTGTTGCAAATTCTTTTAACTCATTTTGTTGTTCTTCGGTTAAATTATCAAATCTAGTTTTTCGCTGTATCGATATTTTCTCTTTGTTTTCTTGATAATGATCTCTATTGTTCTGTCTCACTATCTCTTTTTCTTGTTCGCTTAATTGTGATTTTTTTTGTTTTCTTTTGTTGAGAATATCACCTTTATTCTTTTCATATCGTTCTCTTGCTTGTTGATTTAATGCTTCTCTTGATTCATCATTATTACGCTTGTTTTGTGAGCGAAGCCTATCTTTTTCTAAATGCGCTTCATACAACGCAGGATCTTCCTTAATTTTTTCTATTCTTTTTTTATACTGTTGCTTACTCAGATCTGGATTATCAATATGCAACTGTCGCTTGTATTCCCTATCTTTAGCGCGTCTTGATTCAGTATGACAAGCTTCACTGCAGGTGGTTTTATATACCTCAGTCAAAATATCACCACCACAAACAGAGCATGGTCCTTTTAAGCAAACAGAGCAAACTTCAGGTTTTTGACGAACAAACTTTATTTGGGGAATTTCCTCATCTCTACCGCACTGGTGACAATGAAACATCCAGTTATTACAATATCTTTTACCTACTTTTGTCTTGCCAAGTGATGCAATAATTTCTAATTGGCCCTGCTTAAAACCAACTTTATATTGACTTTTCATCAATCAGCTCTTCATTTCGCCATAATTGCGCGTGTTTTTCAGCAGCCAATGCCGTTGCAACTGATTGGGCCAAACGCCATTTTAGTACGGAATCTGGGCCACCTGCTTGAATAAACTCATCTAGACTAGAAAACCATTTGTAGTTTGGATCATCTTCGTTAAAATCAACGAGTAGTCGCTCTTCTCTCATTAATGTTAATTGTTGAACAACATCAACAATATAAGTTTTAATGGATCTTGAACCATCCTCTAAGCGTTGCCAAAATCTTGCTGGCTTTTCAGCATTTGATTCAGCAATATGTATTCCAGCTTCAGCCGAAGTAAGGCAAAGCAACTGCCTTAACATTTTTAATTCTATTGGTGTCATTACATTCCCTTAAAGTTCAATCAATAACAGCTAGCATAAATGCTAGCTGTTATTTTATTAAGCGTTTTGCCAAACACTTCCATCTTTTTTAAAACAGATAAGCGTACCACTTTGAGATTCAATTTTTAATGTCGTGCCATGAAAACATTGATTTTTCGTTGCGTGACGCTTTGCCGAAGTTAATGTACCTTTAAAGGTGCTACCTTCACGTTCTGATTGAAGGTTTTGAGTTTCTTTGATGATGAAAGTCGAAGTCATAATATATCTCACTTAGTTGAGTTGATTCAGCCCTGTGCCGAATCAATATAAACACTATGGACGCCAAAGCGTCCAAAGTCAAATAAAAAATGAAATTAATTAATGTTTTTTAAATAAGAGAGAAAACTACAGGCTGGCTATATATATTAATACTTCGGGGAAATCGGTTATTTTGAGATAGGATCTAATCTTTCTTTTTGTTGCGTTGCTGCACTTGCTTTATCGCTAAAGCTTGCTGATTTATCTGAAACCCCTGTTGTTGAAGGGCCAGACATAACGCCGACATGCTTATGAGTCGCACACGTTTGTGCTAATTCGCTTACAGTTTGCATAAGTTCAGAGAGCAAGCTTAATACATTTTCACTTTCTGAACCGATCCATGTTTTATCGCTTTTATAAAGCTGCTCTTTATGTGCTGTTACTTTTCTTGTTTGACATTCAAGTACTGCTAATTTACCGATGATGTCGCGTAATGATTCGTCGGTTTTATTTTCAAAATTGCCAATTTCGTCGATGTGTTGATATACACCCTCTCTTTTTTGCAACCTGCTTTCATTTTGTTTGATTTCAGGTAGGTCAAAGTTAAAGGGCAATATAGTTCGAATAAAGGGCTTATCTGCTCTACCATAAGCCCACGCTATTTCGACGATTGCGCCCACTTGCGGCGGCTCTAATCGGCCTGCATTTTCACCGATAGCAAAAAGTGGCAGTGCTACCGCTTCTAATATGTCACTATTTGCATCATTACCATGTTCATCAAGCAGTTGAATATTTGCGCAGTAGCGCGGGTAAAATTCATCGCTGCTTTTATCTTGCTCTGTGGGCAATTCAGAATATGAGTCGATACGCGCAAAATGTGGCAAATGCATCTTATTGATAAGCTCAGGAAACAAACGTTTTATGACTCTTTCAATAACTTTATGCATTTAAAGACAACCTTTTTGACCACGTTATAGATTGTTTATTGCCGGTTAATGTCACTTCTGTAATATACCTGCCGTTTAATTTTATGCCCGGTCTAAGTTTAGGTATTGCAACTAATTCCGCTTTTGTTGATGACGTCACGTTTAACGGGTGCTCTGCAAAGTTATTAATTTCAGACGTGGCCCAATTTGAATCATCCCAACTGCCGACATATATTTTGCCGTCATTTCTCTGCTGAAAAATAAAATGGTTAATATTAAATACAGTGCTGAGTTGCTGTAACGCAGTAATACCGCTTCCATTGTGATAGAAACACGGCACGGTTTTACTAAGATAATCAGCATTATCAGGTACAATGAACTCAATACCCGTTTCACTTAGCTTATCTAACACTTTTTTTATCGTCGCAAAACGAATAGCGACAGAAAATGGAAAAGATAATGCGCCAATCAATTCTCGACAAGTAATAAACCATTGCTTGTTGTGTTGATGCTTCGATTCAATGACACCGACAAAATACGGTATCATGTTATCTACACTATAGCCGATGTGTAACTCTACAATACCCTTGGGTTCTTCATCGCAAACAACGTTAAATGTCGCTCTACCGGTTTTAAATAATCCTAAGTTCGTGCTGTCTTTGACAAGCGCAACAACAGGCGTTGAATTAATCGTTAATAACTTGGTTAATCTTAAGCTGTTCATTAAGGCCCTTCTACTTTATCGAACGCTTGTTGCACACTGACATGACCATTATTCACTTGGCTTGTGCTATTATTTGCCGCTGTTGCATCACGTTGTTGTTGTTCACGTTCTGATTTACTTTGTCTTTCAAGTAACTTAAAACTCACAACCCACGCGTGTACGTCTTCATCTTCAATTGTTTTTATTTCACCATCAAAAACCGCCTTTCTGACTTTGTACGCTTCGGTTATGTCGCTGTTTATAGTGAAAACTTGTCTTGCGCCGTTTTCGTCTAATGTTTTCGATTTTGTAATTAATAAAGTAAGCGCAGATTTATCAACAAAAGGTATTTTTGTTGTGACGCTGACAACTGCACCTTTTATGCCTTTATCTGCATTGATTAAATAAGAACCCGCGCCACTTAAATCTTCGCCATCAAGCTTAACGCCACAGCTAATTTTTGTTTCGTAACCGGGCACTTTCCAGCCGTTTAATGTAATCACTTAATTACCATGCTATTTCTGCAATATCTTCAGTGCTGTTAACATCTTCTGATAGTTTATTTAATCTATCTTCGAGCTTTTGTCGCTTACCAATAATTGCACCACTCGCCGCTGAGAAAGCGGTAGCTTTCGTCACAATACGAGTCGCCAATTCAGCCTTATCAATTTCTCGATTAGTAGCTAATGCGTCCAACAACGGAGTGTCAGCAGTGTTATCAGCTATAAATGCTTTAGCTTCTGATTCTTGTTTGTCAAACGTTGAAACCTCACCTTCAGGGTAGGTCGCAGTAAAGCTACTTAACTCTTTTTGCGCTTGAATATTAATTTCTGCCAACTTTAATGATTTTTCATGATTAAAAGCCGCTTTATCAATAACGGTCTGGGGAATACCTGCTTTTTGTGCATCTTCAACAGTGAATTGAGAATACAGACATCCGTTGTGATTAATATCAAAAACTTTCATAATATTCCTATAGTGCTAAATGGGTTAAAATATTTTTAGGCTCATTATCAGCTGCTCTAACAACCTCTGAAATCATGTCACTCCATGCCTTACCTGCTGGCAATACTGTTACACCTGATGACAATCTGGTAACAGTATCAGTTCTATTAGTTAATAACTGACCTTGTGCATTCTCCCCCGTTTCAGTAAACGTAATGGCATGGACGGTAGCGTCTAATGAACTACCCGCGTATTGACTAAATAAACTGGTGTCATTTAATTCAATATCAGACTGAAAAATTAGTACTTTTAAACCGGTTGCGCTCGGTAAGTTAAATATGCCGTTGCTAATAGCGTTTGATGGGTTCTCTGGCTCTAAAAATTCAGCGGTTTTATAATCAACATTGATAGATTTAATTAGCCCATCAACACCAAAAAAACCGACAGTCGCATTGTCAATTGTACAAATATTACGAATGCGCGCATGATTATTAAAGTCTGTGCATCGCAAATAAATCACTTTGTTTGTCACGTCAATGGAGTTATCAATAACATAGTCAATACCTGGTGTTAAATTCACAGTACCAAAACTTCCTGATGGCAATGAATTCACTGCATAAGCAAGGGTTTGATAAGGATTATCTGCGCTGCCGTCATTGGCGTTATCACCAGCAATGCTGTCAACATAAATTTGTCTTTTCAGTAAAGGTGCGGCTGCAACAGCAGCTGCTACAGCATTATCTATATCTGCTTTTTTGTTATTGTAATAACCAACCAAGCTGTTACTTGCTTGCGTTAATGCTGCTAGCTGTGCTTCTACTGTCATAATGAATTTCCTTGTGTATAATTAAATTAAATTAAGTTTGTTTTGGCTAATGCGAATCAACTTTTTTAAATTAAGTAATTCATCATCTCTTTTTACCCCACGCAATAACTCAGTTAGCGTAGCAGTTGCTATGCTCATTAAGCTTTGCTGAATAGCGTTAAGCTGTGGACTGTAATTAAACATCCAACTTGCTGCAGGTATTTCAATTTTTGTCAGAGCTTTTGCTCCAGCAAATGTTAAAACAAAGCTTCTATTATGTACGTTATTTGCGCCCTTGCGCTTACGCTGAACAGGCAAATAATCTATTGCTAATAAGGTATTATCTTTTGCTACTAAGCCCATAAAATTGTAATCAAAGTCGCCTACTTCATCGCTAAGGACTGCGCCCCATGCAATGCTATTATCTGTTACATAACCTTCAATTAAATTAAGTTCTTTGTGCACAATTTGGCTTTCATGCGGCATTAACATACCAGGGTTTCTTTCCGCCGATTCACTCAAATTAGGTATATTCGCAAGTATAATTTGATGAACATCTAACCCTTTATTTTCGAGTGCTTTTCTCGCAAGATAGTTTTTTCCTGCTGTTGTGAAAATAGAATGATTACTCATTTACGTTATCCATTGTTGCTGTATAAATTGCTGTGTGAACTGTGTACTCTGCGCCAATACACGCGATTATATGATCCATTGTTATGCTAGACTCTGCGTTTAATATCAATTCACTTTCAGTATGTGACGCATCCCACTGAACACCTAATGACGCTATGCTAAAATCAACATTAACATGGCTCTTTACTGCAAATTCATAACGCCGACACGCTCTACCGTAAAGCTGAATAACCTCGGGTAATATATCGCCATATTTGGATGTTGTTGCGCTTGAAAAATCAATAGCAATAATATCCCAGTCCCTACCGTCTATGCGTTCAGTAACATTAATAACGTCAATATCTAAACGCGAAAATATCTCTTTAATACTTGATATTTCTCCTGCTTCGACTGTGTTTATAAAGGCATGTTGCACACGTTTTCGATACAAATCTTTAGGTTCATTTTTTATTTGCTCAGTTAATCGCTCCCACGCAATTAAGCTTAAAATTGGCTCTTGGCATTCTTGTTCATTTTTTTGATTAACCGCCCAAATCATCCAGTTTTTAGCGTCTCCCCAAAAACTTTCCGCCGATTTAACAAGCTTTTCGGCATAACCTTTGTTAAGCCATGTCGCAATATTATTACTCATTACGCGTTACCGTTAAGTTATTTAACTTTGGTAGCCATAGCCCACACTCAATAGTATCTACATTAAAAGTAACGCTTTTTAATTGTGGAAAATAATTGTGCAATTGTGTTTTTAATATACTCAAACTAAAAGTGTCATTATGTTTTACTCGAACAACGTCATAACGACTATTTAAACGAAACGCGGCTTTAATAAAGTTTGTTAAGTCTTCTTCTATGTCGCTTTCATTGTTATGCAAGGTGTAATAACACTGTAAGTCTGTAAGCTGTGTTGGCATCGTATACGTTAAAAAGTCATCACCGTGTCCGTGGTGCCCTTTGTCGCGTATGTGTTTATTTATTTCGCTAAGTAATGCGTTTGATAACACACCCACATTTAAGTAAATATACGCATCGGCAGTACCTGGACCTCTCGGAGCGTCGTTAATAATTTCAATATTTTCAAGCGGTATACCAAAGTCGGTTATTATCTGTTTATAAACGCTATTGGTATGCCATTTTGCGCCTGTACCAAAGGCGTTTCGAATACGTAAACGATAAGCTTCGGTTTCTTCTTCATCAGCACCCGCAATCACTAACCAATTATTTGTGTTAGTGATGGTTACGCCTTCTATTTCATTTTCTGTTAAGTAATAACTGTTAGCCGGTAAATTATAAGCCTCGCCAATTTCAAGAGCTTCAACCATAACTTGTGCTGCTGTATTACCTTCATCTAAGGTTACCGAATCAAGTAATTTAACTTTATACGTAACACCGCCAATATCGTCACTTTGCACTAACGTATTGATAGGTATTGTTAAACTACCTTCGTTTGATGTACGCGTAACCGATAAAATCCCCTTCGCTTTAATACCTTTAAAAACAAAAACATTGCGACTAGGGCCATGCAAATTAATCAGATAGTCTCTGCTTGCTGTTTGTAGAAATAAATTCGGCATTAACTTTTGAGCAACAAAAGCTAATAGCTCAACAACCGGCTTTGTTATGAGCGCTTTAACAGTACGCCAAAACGGAGAAAACGGGCTGTTATTTTCAATGCTAATATCGTGGGCTGTTAACGTATCTTCCCATTTCTTTTTTGCAGCTTCTTCAGTCGTGGGTAAACCTGAATCAGCCATTAATTGATGAAAATCAGGTTGGTTATTCATGATATTGCCCCGATTCTTTTGTATCTGCTTCTATTGTTAATGTGTGATCGTCATTTTTAGTAATAAAAATCGTGCCGGGCTTCAATCTGTCGTCTTTTTCAACTTCAAGCTCTAATTCTGTCAACACGGGCGCAACAGCATTATCATTTCTTAATTTAATTAACTTAATTAACAGTCCGCTTTCTAAAATTCGGTGTTTAACATCTTGTGCTATAACATCAACACCGCTTAATTTTTTTTCAGTTAAGTTAGGAGAAAAATCAAAGTCGCCATCGATGATGCTTAAATCAATATGAAGATTCATTACCCTGCCAGCTCCATCAGTTGTTCAAAGTCTTTTTCTATGTTGTCACTTTTCATTGTTAAACTGTCAATATGAACGCTTTTCTTATTCTCTGTTTTTACATTTGTGAGACTATTTGATAATTGTGTTGCTATATTCGATTTCTTTATTTGAACATTGCTAATATCTGAATATTTTTTAGTTTCTTTGCGCTGTTCGTTTTGCGCATTAAGCGCTTCATTTTGCAAATGAACGACATTCGACGTTGCTTGACCTGTTTGACCTCTTTGCTGTTCCACAAAAT